GGCCTGCTGGCATCTTGCCTTCAACTGCTTCTTCTGTTCCGTTGATGCTGTCCCAGAAACCTGCTAGGCTCTCACCATGTTTCTTAATGAATTCTTCTCTTGAAAGTTTCTCTGCCTCGTCGTGCAAATAGTCTTTCATTCCACCTTCTGTGACTGCTTTTGGATTTGTTCTCTCAACGTTGTCCATTGCGTCTTTGACCAATTCAGGTTTTGATTCTGCTATTTCTTTTAATTTTGTTAATACGTCTATCATTTCCATAACTATTTCTTTCCTTCTATTGGGTGTGCTTTGGTAATTTTTGAGAACGGACTTGGTGTTCCTGCTTCTTCGTTGCTCTGTACTTCTTGCGTTTTGTTGTCTTTACCCACTTCCATATTGAGTGCATTGGCTTCTCTGTCTTTTAATAATTCTTTTAACAGACCCATGTTTGCTTTTGTTGAATGGTAGTCTTCTGCGTTCACCTTAGGTGCGTCTTTGTATTCTATGTCGTGCAGTTTATTTGCATATTCTGATTTCTTTGCAACCTGCATGTCGTTCTGATATTCCTCAGTAGGCTCGTTTGGTTTCCTGACAACGATGTGTGTCGCTGGAATCCTTAATAAGTCTGAAAGGTATTCATGCATCACTCTTGGTGATTCTGGATAATTCGTTGTCACGTCAAAGATCGTCACTTGCTCGTTGCTTAAGGCAGGAAAATCAAGTGGTAGAGTCATGATGGGTGTAGTCTTGCCTGCTGACATGCTGGCAAGATCAAATTTTTGCAGTGCTGTTTCCAAGGCATTTATATCAATGTCTTTCTTTGCACCTGCGATCTTTATTTTATAGTCATATGACTTAGTTGATTCCGTTAGGTAGTCCTTGAATGTGCTCATATGCAATATTTAGTCTTTTTTATGTGTTATTACACATTATTATAAACTTATAATTCCGCCTTTCCGTATTTTCTGCATAGTCTTGTCACTGGGAAGACCTGTAATTCTCAAAGCATACCTCCGGTATCTGGATGCGTTAGCAGTCGCATGTGGTATGTTAGGGTCATATGTCACACAATCTCCGGCTTTCCATTGATGTATATTTTTGTTTCCCCATAACATAAATTGTCCGGGTTGCCAGTCTTGTAGGTTGATTATGACTCTTAGTAGTTTTTTGATTCCATGACCGCTTTGGTGCCCACACATTTCGTCCAAGTGCCAGTATGAAAAATTACCAACATTTTGTTGCATAATCTGAGGTTGAATCTCCCCCGAAAACTCAAACCAATTTGCTATTTTTTCTAGTGTTGGGTGTTTTTTTGGTTTAACAATTTCTTTGAAGCCAATGTGATCCAATCCTCTTATTTCATTCTCATGCAACCACCAAGCCTCATGTAATAGCGTGATACTGTTAGGATGTACGTTCCTTGAATTTTCTCTTATGTAAGGAAAAATCTCTTTCGTAATATCAGATTTCCAACGAAATTTTAAATTAGTGTTTATATCAGCATGGTCATCGTCACTTTTGTACTTGTCAAAATGATAATCACTCTTTGTTTCTAAATAGTCTTGGTAAGTTGGATAATTGAAACATTCGTGTTCAACTCCTAAATGATGACCTGGTGGTAATTTATCTATTTCTTTTTGGTATTTTTTATCCATTAATCTTTCTTTAGCAATTTCTTCATTAATTCGTTACGATCAGATATGACAAATCCATCGCTTTCTTCCACTGGACCACCGTCTTTGTTGCCCTGATCTAACTTCTGCTTTTTAAGTTGTAATTCGATCATTTTGAGCTTCTTGTCGATCTTGCCGCTTTTGGCGTCTATGGCGTTCCTTAGGAAATTTCCCGCAACTTCGAATATCCTTCCAGAATAACGTGAATCAACGTTCATGCCCAGATCCATTAGATTCTTGTAACTCTCTTCCGCTTCTATGGCCAGTTTGTCTAACTCTAAATCTGACAGTTCGCCCAACCCTTTTACCTGGGGTAGAGCGGCCGCAACCTTGTCAAATTCCGCATAACTTTTCTGCAGATTCTTCTGTGTCTGTGGGTCTAGATTCTTGGCGGAAGCGTGTTGTCCATTGGCCTCCTTGATCTTCTTGTCTTTTTCCTTCTTGTCCACCTCTTTGAATGCCTCTTTGACATTTGGTAAATTAAGGATGTCTTCCAGTTTCTTTGTCATTGCTCTATTTACTTACGTTTGCCGTTGTGGAACAACTGTTCTTCTGACACCACCCTGAACTTGATCCGCCTCTGTTTGGCGTAGGCGTTGGCGGCCTCCCACTTGGCCATGTTTATAACCACCTGTTTCTTCTTGGCCATGCTCTTGCCCGCGGCCTCCATTGTGGTCTGGCTCATGGGTTTGACCTCGACCATCTCGGCATGTTTACGACCTTCCTTGTCCTGGTACACTATGAAGAAGTCTGGCACGTACACTGTGTACTTGCCCGTTAATGGATGCCTGTATGGTATCTTGATTGACTCCGAAGCCCATTGATACACGTTTGGATGTTCATCACACAGTCTCATGAAAGAATGTTCCCAACTTGATCTGTATGTTGGCGTCTTGGTGCCCACGTACTTCTCCGCGTTCTTGGGAGAGAACTTGCCCCTAGCAAATCTTGGTAACATTAGTCTATGATGTTTCTAGATACCGTCTCTTTGGTAGCCAGTGTTTTCCTCACACCCAGCCTACTTGACTTGTATCTGTTGGCGTTTAATATTATTGTCATCAACTCAGATAGCAACACCGGTGCGGCGTATGTCAACTGATCCAGTATCTGTTGTGGTTTGATGTTGTCTATCTTGGCCTGTGAAAGTATGGCGTATGCTGTTGACTCTGCCGCAGTCCTTGAGAAATTCCTTTTCACAAAGAATGCGATTGTACTATCATAGTCGCCCACATTGAATTCATAGTCGGTTTCATAGGCAGTGGTGGTCAATTTGTCCACAGTTTTTTGTAAGTCGTCTTTGTCCTTTGGTGGTAGGTTGGTGTAGAATTCAGTCATTATATCGTTGCTTTCTCTGTTGCTATCTCGACATCCTGCGTCTGCCTTTCAATTTTTATGTATCCTTCAGTGACTAACTTTCTTATGTCTGTGATTGCCTTGCTACGGTATACATTTTTTACACTATCCGATGATCCTTCATATTCTATGTTTGATTGGGCCACTGTGAGTCCATTACGAGAACCTATGTCCTTGAAGTATAGACTGGCCGCAATTTCATCTTTAACGTTTGTGTCATTAGAAATTAAATTGAATGCCTCGTCTGGTCCAAGGAAGTTTACTGTGTTTAATGTTGAATTTGTTATGACTGTGTTGTTGGCCTGATCATTGTTGTCCGCAGTACCCCTTGCTGATGCCAATGCCGAAGCACCCACTATGGCCGCCGCCCCCACACTGAACTGTGCAACTGGGTTGGTTATCGAGCCCGCCTGTTTCCCAACTTCTAGTATTCCGTCTTTGGCAATGCCTTTCAGTTCTTCTTTTACGGCTGACTTCTTTATTTTTTTAGCGTTGTTGTAGGTGTTAGAAGCACCCAAGATTGCACCCAAGATGTTTCCTGATTGCACATTCCTGATCACTGAACCGATGCCGTCCACGACACCTCCAGGACCAAATATGCTATTTGTTCCTCCGCCTAGTATGGTCAACGGACTAGGAGAGTTGTCATAGTTGATCGTTGCAAACCCTGGCACATTATTTTTGTTTACTATGCCTGATTTGTATATGACAGTTTCGTATAATATCTGCATGGTGTTGTTCATGACACCTGTACCATCTGCCTGATCTAGATTGTCGTGTGAGAATGAACCAATCACAGGATTGACTAGTGTCATTGATGTGAAACGTTTCTTGTGTAACACGAAGATCTCAATACCTTTCAAATAAGGTTTCTGCCTCTGCCTCGGTGTATCCATACCAAACTTGGTGGTCTGCCTCGCATCGCCAAAGTTATAGTAATCGTCCTTGGTGTTAGAGATTGTTAGGTCCGAGTTCATGCCTATACTATCCGCTATGTTGTATTCATAATATTTCTTCCAGAATGCGTTCACAGTGTCTGCGTGATCATCGTGGAATGTGATGTTCACAGGTTCATACGCTATTCTCGTGCCCGCATACATCTTCTTGTTGTACTGTGTTTTCTCCTCGTAGCTCATGTTGTACTTGGGCAGGTCACATTGTTTGACCAACATGTTCAGTTGGTATCTTTCGTTGGCGTTGAAGCCATTTACGAAAAGGGTCTCATCCGTGTTGAAAACCACATGGAACAGGAATTTCTGTTTTGGCATCAACTTGTAGTTGTCGTCTATGTACAATCTAGATGCGTGTTGGTAATCTTTCATACCTGGTAATCCGTCCTGGAAACCTTTTAGGAAGTTGTTGATGCTTGGCATACTCGTATTTATGGCCACAAAAAAAGCGCCTATAAAGACGCTTTTGATGTTATAATTGCTTACTTAATTTTTTGTATTACTGTCCACCACCTGTACTTAGAGTACCGATCGTTCTAGCCACTGCTGTACCAATTCCTGTTCCTGTTGGAGTTTGGATCGCGTTGTCGTATCTCACTGACATAGTGATAGTCGCTGGTTCTGATGTTGCGTATGCCAACGTGTTGTAGTTCACGTTCTCAACGTAAGCACCATACAACTCAAATGTTTCTAATACATTTGGTGCACTTGCTCCGTTACCACCGTCTAGCATCTCAATTCTAGTTGTGAATTTGTAGTCAATACCCGATGCCGCTGAACTCTGTTCAAAGAAGTCAAACTGTTTCTGGATCTGCTCACCAACCAGTTTAGTAACTGAGTTGTTAACATCATCTCTTAGAGTGATTGTGATCGGATCCCAAGTGTGTTTACCTGCAACATAAACTTTTGAGTTGTACACATCCAGTGTCACGTTTTCAAAAGTCAAGTTTGGTCTTGTGATATCGATAACTTGTTTTGTTAGTTCTGATCTTGGTGTTGATACTCCAAAATTTTCCAGGATCGCTCTGAAACGATACTGTAGTTTTGGCATCAATAAACCCTGTGATGCTGAACTCTGATCGTTTGCTAGTGGTACTGTAAATTTTGATAAAGTTGATATTGCCATCTGTTTCTCCTATTTATTCAAAATTAGTTCCCTAACTTTGCAATTTCTCCTGTGTTTTTGATTCTCAACGGTATGTAGATGAATTCAACTGACTTGATTGGCTCAATTGCTATATCCACATAAAGTTCGTTCCTGTCAATCCTTGTAGGTGTGTTGTTTGTGTCATCACAAACTACTAGGAAGTCATACAATGCTCTCTGACCTGTTAACTCTAACAAGAATGATTCTACTGCACCCTTGATCTCGTTTCTAGTTAATTCATCATTTGGTTCAAAGATGAATGGTTTAGCGATTGCATCCAGTTGTGTTCTTAGATACACTGCTAATCTTGAAACGTTGATCCTGTCCAATGCAGAACTTGCCGATGTTTTAGTCAAGTTACCAAAGTTAACGATCCCCGCACCTGAGAAGAAAGTGATTGGATTCACTTTTACCTCGTGCATTGAATCTCTCACTGACTCCGTAACAGATATTGTTTGGAATTCTCCAGACGTTGTGTCAATGTAACCAACTGATGTGGCGTTGTCAACGACACCTCTTCTTGTTCCTGATGGTGCGAACCATGGGAAAGCGATGTTATCGTTGTTGGCCAGTGTTCTCAACATCATGTGTGATGGTGGAACAACAATTGATTTACCTGTGTTGTCTGTTGTCAAACCAGATGGATAAAACACACCCAAGTAATCACTTGCACTTACAAGGCCGTCTTCACCGTTGTCAAGTGCTGACGCTGTGTTGTTTGCCCAGTCTTGGATTGCAGTTGATGTGCCTTCTAATCTGAATGGTGTGTCACCTACTACAAACGCTGTGTTGTTTCTATCTGTGTTTAAATTGATCATGTTCGACATCAACTCTGGGTAACCAGGACAAGCAATAACGTTGAAGCCTCTTTGATCTTCTCTGATTGCTTGGTTAGTGTCGATCTCTGATTTAAGTTGTTCAACGATCACTTTTCTCTGTGCTTTTCTTCCAAAAGAACCAGAACCGTCTGCGTTGTTGCTTGATTTAGTAACCCATCTGTCAGGGAAGTAAGTTGATACGCTCTCGTTACTTGTTCTGATGTTACCTAAACCAGCAGATCCGCTTCCTGGATATTTCGTAGTTGTGATGTAACTGTTCTTGTATTCTTTAACATTGTAACCAGATCTTCTTGTATTCCATAGCAAGATACCTTGTGGATAATTGTCTGGATTTGGAGCATCTGGATCTAGGAAGCCATCGCTCAACAAGTCTTTGATTGAACTTGGTGATCCTGCACCGCCAGTTGACAATGAATCTGCCTTGTCAGCCGTTGTGTGATATCTAGCATCCGCAAACACAACACCGTCTTCTGTGGTTTGGTCTGCTTTGTCAACCAGTTCCCAAGCCGCACCTGAAGTGGTCACTGCCACTTGGTTCGCTGTGTTCGAAGAACTTAAAGTTGCTGATGTGTTGTATTTGTAAAGTTTTGGATAGTTCTCAAGGTCACTTGTGTCAATCCATAAGTCGTTAGTCACAAGTGCAGTACCGTCTGACTGTGTAGTTGGTGCTGTTGCTGAAAACTGTGGACCATTTGGATCTGTGGTTGCGTATGCTGTCGCATATCCAACCCAAGTTGTTCCATTGTGTGCCATGATGTCTGCTTCGTCTGTCGCAGTGTGGTACCATAATGTGCCGTCTGCTGGCTCATTGCTTGGAGCACTTGTTGACGCAGTGTAACTCAATCTCTTCCAGTTACTTGCTAATAAACCTGTGTTAGCAGTTGAGTCGATTGTGTCACCTGTTGGAATGTCATACAAGTTGTCGATCAATGTTGAACTGTTTGCAGTGTATGTTCCATAACTGTGCGCCGTAGTTGCACTGAAACCTGCATCTGCTAATGGTGTTCCATTCTCTCCATCGAACATCCTGAACTCACCGCCTAGTACGTGCTCCAACACGATTTCACCAGTTGTAAGTTTTGATGCTCTAATGTTGATAAGTTCAGTTGTTGAACTTGCCAAAGCATTTGCATTAACTTTTGCATTTACCGCCGCAACAAAGTCATCTGCTGTAGTACCACCTAGTTCGATTTCAATTTCTTCACTTAATGCTTCTTGATTTTTTCTTGATTCTTTTATTGTAAAAGTCTCTGAACTTGTGAAAGTTGGAGATGTGTTGTTACTCGTGATTGTAGTTGCATCACCTTCGTATCTGAACAGTTGGAAGTCTGCAACGTTTGGCGTTGTATCTGCTACACCTGAAACATCAGCACCCATACTTTCTTCAGTCACGTTGTATTGTGCGTACACTGTGCCTGTGCTCAATGCAGTTCCACCGTTCGCCGCGTCTAAGTTGTAGATCGCAGAGTGATGAGTAGCATATAGTGGACTAGCAACTTGTGAGAAACTAGCACTTGATGAACTGTAAAGTTTTGTCACCAAAGACGCACCTGAGTTTGCAGAAGTTGTCTTGAACCAAACTGAACCGTTGGGTCTGTTCTCGTCTGCTG